AATATCTTATTTTATTATTGACCCTGATGATTGGGCGACAGCAGAAGATAGCGGAGAACTTGTAGGGCTTATACATTCACATCCTAAAGGGCCTATATTTCCTTCTGAGGCTGATAAGTCAGCGTGTGAATATTTGGGCTTACAATGGCATATTTACAGTCCTGAGATAGATGATTGGCATAGCTTTAAACCTACTGGATATAAGTCATCAAAAGTAATTGGCAAAACTTGGGTTTGGGGTGCTGCTGATTGTTGGACAATTGTAGTGGATTATTTTAAACAAAAAGCATTAACGGTAGGAGATATGATCAGGCCAAAAAGCCCTAATGAAATGCTTACAAATAATAAATTTGAAAACGAAATACCTTTATGTAATTTTATAGAAGTGGAAGATGATATAAAAAAAGATGACCTATTATTAATGAGTATGGGCAAACATACTGGCTGCCATGTTGGTATTTATGTTGGAGATCAGATGGTATTACATCATCAGGTTGGTAGACTAAGTTCAAAAGATTTGCTTGATTCTCAAATGCAAAAATCAATCTATAAAAGGTATCGCCATGTTGAGAACAATTAAAGTATATGGAAAGTTAAGACAGATATTAGGTCAATCAACATTTGAAGCTGATCTTAATAATGTAGGACAGGCATTTAGTTTTTTACATAACAACTTTCCTGAGTTACAAGGTTATTTATTAACAACACCATATAAGGTTTGGACAGGAGATAAATTAGTTACTGAAGAAAAAATATTTATGTCAGGTGAAAGTGATATAAGAATTATACCTGTTGCAACTGGGTCTGGTTTTTTAGCTCCGTTTATTGCTCCTATTTTTGGTGGTGCTGTATCTTCTGCTATTGGAGGAATTGTAGGAACAGGAATTATTGGGTCTATCGTTACGGCTGTTGGTACTTCTTTGATTATTGATGGGGTAACCTCAATGCTTGCACCACAACCATCTGCAACTGGGCCATCTGGTATGGAAGCAACAGACCCTTCTTCACTTGCTTCAAACTATTCATTTAGTGGGATAACTAATATAAGCAAAAGTGGAGTTCCAATTAATTTAATATATGGAGAAACCATAGTTGGTTCATGTACAGTTTCTAATGGTATTGATACAGTACAAGTAAGAGGTGACGCATAATGGCTGGCATACAAGAATTTAGTCAACAGACTGTCTTTACAAATCCAGAATTACCTTCTGACACTTTATCTTCAAAACAATTCAATACTCTTGTCGAAGTTGTAGGCGAGGGAGAGATTGAAGGATCAGCAACAGCATCAAAGGCTGGTCTTACTCAAGGGTCAACTGCATATAATAATGCTTTTAAAAAAGACATATTCCTTAATGGTACTCAACTTTTATTAACCGCAGCTAGTAACACAGCACCAGACGAAGGGCAATTTAATTTTAAAGATGTAGGATTTGAACCTAGATTTGGTACTTCAAGTCAAACTTTTATTGGTGGCATTGCAAATATTGAGACAGAAACTTCTGTTGGGGTTGCTGTTACTTTTGGAAATGCGATTACAAGAGCAGTTTCTAACACTTCTGTTAATGCAATTAGGGTAACAGTATCTTTTGCAAATATTCAAAAAGTTCAAGATAATGGAGAAATTGCTGGTGCTAGTGCTGGTGTAAAGGTTGAGATAATTCAAAACAATGGAACAACAACAGCACCAATAGACGATACTGTTACAGGAAGATCCACCAGTGCATACTTCAGAGATTATTTAATTACTTTACCTGCAAACACTAGCTTTCCTATTAATGTAAGGGTTTCGAGAACTACTGCTGACACGACAAGTCCAGAATTTACAGCTTTTAGTTGGTCTAGTTTTACTGAAGTTATATTTAAACAAAATGCCTATCCTGACACTGCACATTTAGCATTAAGATTTAGTGCAGAATCTTTCCCAAGAATACCCAAGAGGTCATTTAGATTAAGAGGAATAAAAACAAAAATACCTCATAACGCAACTGTTGATATTGCAACTGGCCGTATAACTTACACAGGGACATTTAATGGCACATTTAAAGCTGCGAAAGAATGGCACTCAGATCCAGCATGGGTTCTGTGGGATATTTTAACTAATACAAGATATGGTTTATCCGTTGCTGAAACTTCTTTAGACCAATATACCTTTTACAACCAATCTGTTTATAACAATGAATTAGTAGATAATGGAGAGGGTGGTCAGGAAGCTAGGTTTGCAATCAATGTAAATATCACCCAACAATCAGAGGCATTTAATTTAATAAATAATATTTGTTCAACAATGAGAGTTATGCCATTTTATGCGGCTGGCTCTATTTCTATATCTGGTGATAAACCCTCTGATCCTGTATATTTGTTTACCCTTGCAAATGTTACAGAAGCTGGTTTTACCTATAGTGGATCTTCATTAAAGACAAGACATACTGTTATTAATGTTGGATATTTTGATCTCGACTCAAGAGAAATAGATTATGAAACTGTTGAGGATTCCACAGCTATAGCTAAATATGGAACAGTTGTAAAAACTATAAAAAGCTTTGGTTGTACAAGTCGGGGTATGGCTTCAAGAATGGGAAAATGGTTTTTATATAATGAACAAAAATCTGGCGAGTCTTGCACTTTTCAAATTACTGCTGAATCTGGAACTCTTGTAAGGTGTGGTCAAATAATATCTATTAGTGATCCTGTAAAGGCTGGGTTAAGAAGAGGAGGCAAGATAGCTTCTGCTACTACTACTGCAATAGTGGCTGATGATTCTACAAATACCGATCTTGACGCAACTAATAATGCAACTTTATCTGTAATTTTGTCTGATGGTTCAGTAGAGACAAAGACTATTTCTAGTATTTCTGGTACAACAATAAACGTAAGTTCTGCCTTCAGTTCTGCTCCAAATCCAAACTCTGTTTTTATTATCCAAAACGACACCTTACAGACAACTACTTGGAGAGTAATAACTGTAAAAGAAAACCCAGACATGACATTTGATGTCACAGCCCTGGCTCACGATTCTGGGAAATATGCTTTTGTTGAAGATGGTGTTGCCTTACCTACAAGAGCAACTACTGTTTTAACTGCTATAAAAGATGCACCGAGTAACTTAGAAGCTGAAGAAAAAATTGTTGTTATTGATAATAAAGCTGTAAGTAAAATATTTGTAAACTGGCAACCTGTTCTTGGTGTAAATAAATATCAAGTTCAGTACAGATTTAATAATGGTAATTTTATAACACAAAACGTAATCAGTAATACTTTTGATATTGATAACAGTCAGGCTGGTACTTATGAAATAAGGGTTTTCAGTTTTAATGCTATTGATAAACCAAGTGCAGAACCATCTAAATTAACTGTTAATGCTTTAGGAAAAACAGCCCTTCCAGATAATCCTACAAACGTAAGAATTGAACCTATAGATGATCGACTTGTAAGACTTAGATTTAACCAATCAACGGCTCTTGACGTTCTTCATGGAGGATTTGTAAATATTAGGCATGATGTTTTAACAAATGGAACTGGTACATTTTTTACAGGTCAAGAACTAGACAAAATTGCTGGAAACTCAACGTCAGCAGTACTGCCTCGATTAGAGGGTGAATATATTTTAAAATTTGAAGATGATACAGGAAACCTTAGTGCTGGAGAGGGTTCTGTTGTTATTGCGTTACCAGAAGAGCAGACAAGTTTAGTTGCCCTTACCAGACGAGAAGACAATGACAATCCAAAATTTCAAGGTGCAAAAACTAATGTCATACTTGACGATACTGGAACATTTATAAAATTAGCTGGTATTGGTTTATTTGATGCAATTCCAGATTTAGATGCAGTAACCTCATTAGATGCGGCTGGTGGCTTATCAACTACTGGTTCTTATGCTTTTAATGATGTTATTGATCTTGGGGCTGTGTTTACTGTTGACTTCAAACGTCATTTAAAGGCAATCGGGTTTTTACCGAATGATAATTTTGATGCAATTACGGATTTAGATTTAAGAGATGATTTTGACGGCATAAATATTTCTGATGTTTCAGCAGATGTTTTAGTTGCTGTCACGCAAGATAATCCTAGTTCTGGCTCACCTACTTTTACAGATTTCCAAAGTTTTACAAATGGATTTTATAAAGGCAGAGGATTTAAATTTAGATGTGATATGTCAACAGTTGATACTTCTGCCAATATAAAAGTTACTGAGCTTGGATATACAGCAGCATTTACAAGAAGGGTGGAACAAAGTCCTAGCGTTATCACATCAAGTGGTGCAACTGATGTTACATTTCAAGCCCCATTCTTTGTAGGAACCACAGCTTTAGGAGGTGCAAACAGTTCACTTCCAAGCATAGGAATAACAAGTCAAAATATGCAAAGCGGTGATTTCTTTGAATTAACAAATATAACAGGCACTGGATTTAGGATTACTTTTAAAAATTCATCAAGTACAGTAAATAGGAATTTCACATATCAGGCTGTCGGTTTTGCCAGAGGAGGGTAGAATAGACGCAAGATGAATAATTAAATGGCTCAACACGATTTTATTATTGATAATGGAACTGGAAGTGCAGTTCGTACAGATTTAAATGCGGTATTGCAAGCAATAGCATCTAACAATAGTAATTCTGGTGCATTAACAACTAATTATGCCTATCAGTTTCATGTTGATACATCTGACGGAAATTTAAAAATAAGAAATGCAGCAAATAATGGCTATGTAACTATCGGGCCAGTTGCCACAACAAACTTTGGACTTGCACCTTTAGCTGGTGGAACTTTCACAGGAAAAGTAATTCATAACTATACGTCTAGTTTAACGATACCTTCTGGTACGACAGCCCAGAGAGATGGAAGTGCTGCTGTTGGTATGTTAAGGCATAATAGTACTTTAAATCAGTTTGAAGGCTACAACAATGGTGCTTGGGGTGCGATAGGTGGAGGCGGTGGAGCAACTGGCGGTGGCACAGAAGCCATATTCCACGAAAATGAAAATGCTATGGATCAAGACTATACAATCGGTGATGGAACGTCTAATATAAATGCAGGAGTATTTGGCCCATTAACGATTAATGCGGTTCTTACAATCCCTTCTGGTTCAGTAGTCTCTATTGTTTAATTATGGCTTTTATAATTGACGGAACAACAGGAATAGCAACAGTAGACGGAAGTGTTTCCGCACCAAGCCAACGTGGGCAAGATACAAATAGCGGAATATCTTATGCAGCTGACACTATCAAGTTTTCAACTGGTGGTGTTGAAAGAATGGCGATTACAAATAGCGGTGTTACTGGAACGGGTATTGGCGATGGTAAAATTGTCAAAACATCTTATGTAAGTACTGCAACTTTTACTGATAGTACAAGTACTTCTTATGTTGATATAACAAATTTAACAGTAAATCATACGCCATTATCGGCATCTAATACATTACACATAGTTGCACATATACAATGTTTAGTTATAAAAACTGGTGGTTATGAAGGTTCTATTGGTCTAAGAATATTAAAAGACTCAACAGAAATTTCAGCGATTGAATTAAGATCAAAAAACTATGCTTATAGTAGTAATTCAAACAGTGGTGTAAGAGATTGTGTAACTGGAATAGTTGATGCACAAGTAAGTGCAGGGGGTACAAGTCAAATTACCTTTAAATGTCAAATGAAGATGATTAGTGGGGCATTAGTATCAATCAACCCTGGAAATGAAGGCGGTGGAACTGACAGCGACCAAAGTTCAATAACAATCTTTGAAATAGCACCATGATCTACACAAAATCATTAGCACTTGTAAATTTAAAACCAGATAAACAATGGACTTGGACTGGTTCAGATTATTCTGATTTACAATGGTTGGACACAGGAACAGCACCAACTGAATCTGAAATAGATGTTGAAGTTACAAGACTAACTAACGCAGAACCTATGAGACTTTTAAGGTGTGAAAGAGATAGGTTATTAACTGCTTGTGATTGGAGAGCTAGTTCTGATTTAACACTTGCAGATGCTTGGAAAACATATCGTCAAAGTTTGCGTGATTTACCAGCTAGTAGCACCCCAACTCTTGATT